CAATTTTGGATGGGCTAAAATAGATTTGACACAGGTATAGGAATTTTGTACTTCTGGGAGAACTGATTGGGATTGCTACGAAAGAAAATAAAGGCTTGAGCGATAGTGTTCAAGCCTTAAATTCTACGATTTATAAGATTTCTACCGGAAATAAGGAAACTGCTTTGTTTAAAGTTTGTGATTATGGCAGTAATATTAATCATATATTACATATATATAGCTCACCTAATGGCACATTGGATAGTTGCAACTATATTCGTGTGATCTTATCAGACATATATATATTCGTAAATAAATTATTTGAAAAAGGATATAATAGTATCAGACTTTTTAAAGATGGAAAATCTTTTTATGTTTACGTTTATAGCAGTGTATGGACAAGAACCAATATTGAGGTTTTTTCAGGGACCCCTGGTCTCTTCTATTTCACAAACGTGACGGATGAAATCAGTATATCAGATTTGGAAGAAATCTCTATATCTTGAAAAATATAGCGGTTTATTCAGATATTTATTACTTTTGCACCGCACATGGCGTTGTGCATATCAGGATCGGGTGGCACCGGCTTGTACCGGACCACCTGTTTTTTAATCCTATGTCAACGAAAAAGTTTGCCATTTACCCCAACTACCGACCCAATATAGCCTGATCTTAATCAATTGCCCCGAATAGGTTGCTTGAAACCCTATTTTTTGAACATCATTTGTCCCTATAAATATAACAGCATTTTGCCCATCACCACTTTCGAATGGAGAATTAGATGTTGATTTAGTTGTTTTCCGAATCCCATTCCATGTAAATGTATTGTAATCTTCAATGGGATTAACATCTCTATCGAAGAACTGTTCCATAGGCATTAGTCCATCTTTCTTGGCTGTAGCAACACCAATCAGTTCTCCCAGGTCGCTTCAATAAAAGAAAAAGTGTCAACTATTATAGAACGCTAATTTGTTCAAAATTGGATATATCCCCGCTATACACTTCTACAATCCTTCCATTGAAAGGGATAACATAAAACATAAAGCCACCATCGCCACCACTTGCATAAACATTTCTATCACTATCTTTTTTGAAAGAAATAGTATTACCAGATGTAGCATAAATCTTATAAATTCGATCTACTTCCATAACATATAAAGAAGTTGTGTTGGTCCTGTCTGAATGCCCACCGACAATGCCATAAAATGGATACTCCAATTTATACACATTATCGGATGAGTATCGAAAATAAGGGATTCTTGATACTCATCCTGCTGGCATTAATCCTTTCTTCTCATTACTTGCAGTAGGCAGAAGTTCTCCCAGGACTTTCGCGGCAGCCGAAGAAGATGTCAAAGTTGGGTTCTTGGAACCGTCCAAAGTACGGAGCCAAGAGAAGGTGTCGGACTGGGGCAACTGGTCCTCAAACTCATCTGTTCCGGCTGCCGCAGCGGCAGCAAATGTTGATATTTCTGATGCAGCGGAAACAATCCGTGCGGAAACTAATTCTGTCATCTCATCGACGGTCACCTGTCGTTCGTTGCCGTTTTTATCCACAGCTTTAAAGCCAACTATATTATTCAAGTCCATAATGCAAATTTTAAAATTAAAACAAATACTTCACCCATGCAAAATAATTACTGTTCTCAATATAATTCGGATCATCCTCGTTGGAATATGCCTCTCTCTCAAACGATACCGTCTTATACGCCCTGCCGGCATCCTTCAACCGTACCGCCCTGACCAGCCACTCCACACCATACCAGAGATAGAATGCCAGCCCGGCCAGTACCAGCCACCAGGCGGAAAGGTCAAAACACAACAGCAAGATCCAGATAACTGTACCGATGGCAACTGCCATCTCAACCCATTGACGGGCGTGGGTACACTCATGGTTTCTCACTTTCTGAGTGATTTTCTCTTCCGGTCGCTTGCTTAAAACAAACGGACCGATTGTTATCGTATGGCAAGAACTGAACGCAAGCAGCACCTTTGCCAGAAGGTTGTTACAATATACCTTTTTCATGTTGTTCCTCCTTTTTATCTAAATAATCATTCAAAGAATCAGCCAGCAGACCGGGCAGCATGGAGGTGGAGCGTCTTATGATATCCACCTCTTCTTCGTCAATCTCGACACCTTCAGCAGTAGATTTGAATATCTTCTCAGCAAGGAGATGCGCCTTCAAACCCGCTACGTTCTTGTATATCCAGTCACCGAAGGCCTCAGTGATGTTACTGGCTATAAGCTTTTCTTTTTTAATCCCATCATAAATAGGGAATTGTGCAAAATTTATTCTCATACTTTATATTTAAATTATCCGCAATAAAACATAACCCAATAATTACCCATACACTTAATGAAGCCGGATGCAAAATCCAAATCAATATAAGACACCTCCTGTCCTCCGGGAGCAGGCAGGATCCGTCCTCCTGTCAATCTTACTCCGCCGCTCATACGTTTGAAGTATATAGTATGTCCCGGAACATCCGGAGGAAGTGTCACTTCTATATTGCCCGTATTAATAAACATCACATTATCATCATTGTTATTCAAGGGAGTGCTGACGGATATGTTCCTCCAGTTGCCAACTATGCCACGAAGAGAAACATAGCTGTCATTGTTCGGATGAAGGAAAATGTTACCTCCCTCCACGAATAGAGGAATGCTTGGAGTCTTGATGTGCATCCCGATCATGACATTTGGACTCTGTATGTCAATTCCAGCATCATACTTAATCCCTTCAATGGTGACAAACTGCGTGTTTCCCCCGATTCTTACGTTTGCAAATGTCCTTTCGTTATAAAACTCAATTTGTCCGGCAGACAGATTGAAACCGACGTATTTATTTGTTTCATTTTCATAAAGGATCTTTGAGGACAACATCCCCGAAGCGATGGAGAACGGACCGATACGTCCTCCTTCTATGTCCATATTAATGCCATGAATATAACCGGATTCGGAATTCAGTATCAGGTTGGGCACACCATTGGTTGACTTCTGTGATTTTATATCTCCAAAAGGTATGCCGTTGGCATCCATTCCTTTATATGTGAACATGAATCCGCATATATTGGCTCCTGTAGCAAACAGGGTGTCAGTGGCGATATTAACAAACTTCTGCATGGCTTCCCAATTGGAATCCCCGTTGACAGATGTAGGGGCGGCGGTTACACTGGCACCATAGTTCCGCACAAGGAAATTATAATACACGCCATTGAACTTGTAGATGATCTTGTCACGATAGCTGGCGTTCCATACATAGCTAGTACCAGATTGGAATACTCCCATATCTCTTGGAGAAGCCCCTGTCGCTCCAGTTGCTCCTATGGCGCCATCATTTGCAACACCCACCCCCTTCTCGGCCACATAATTGTCATTCCAAGCAGCAGCATCGGAAGCTGATTTATAAGCCCGGACGGCAAACTGGGTGTATCCGGCTGTCGCAGGTACGGATATCTGGCTGTTCAGTGTCGCACCTACATGAGCCAGCCAGCTTCCGTTGTATTTGCGTGCAGCCAGATAAAGCGTGCTGCACGTGCTTACATTGCCTGCCACATTCTGTTTGCAAGTGACAAGGAATCCAGACGGGGATGGCGTGCCTGTTGAAGTGAAGTTGATCACGCTGACAGGACTGTCCAGCCAGTAGGATGCCGACGGTCCGACGGGAGCAACCATCTCCTGCCAGTCCGCATGTACCGTCCGGTTCGCAGATCTGCCGGCGAGGATGTATCCGCCGTCTCTTTTCCTGCGGAGTCTGCCGTTTCTGAACTTGGCGATTTTAATAGGAGGGTTGGAGGTTTCAACCTTGCTTAAGTAAGATCCTCCGGCAAACGATACTGTACTGTTCTTGGCATACGGAGTATTGGCGGATTCCCAATGACCGGCTGCTGTGATGCTCTCACCATCCTTTCCGTCACTGCCGTCCACAACCATCGGGACAGTTTCGACATCAACCGCCTGACCGTTCACGTAGAACACGAACTTCAAGCTACTGGTAAAATTACCGGAAGCCACCCCGACACCATCACCGATGGGAACCTCGGCCGCACCGTCACGACTGTACTTTAACTCCCCGTCCGTTGTGGCCGTAGTGACCGCACCGACTGTCTTCATACGCCGACAGGATACTGAAGCTACACTGTAACCGCCGTTCTTGTTCTTGCTGACCATCGTGGCCGAAGTGACAAGGCTATAAATTACCGCATCGGAACCGTCCGCCCCGCCACGGACACCGGTTATCTTGAAAGTCAGTTCACGGGTATAGAGCTGCCCGTTCTTCATTGCAGCCAGTGTGATGGTGACCGTATTCTGTTCCGGAACCGACTTTCCGGCAGCGACGGATATCGCCACCGCTCCGGTGGCCTTGCTTGTGCTTGCCGTGAAACCGGCAGGCGTGCTGACTGTCAAAGATTCAAGGGTGAGTTTCTCGGTACCGTACCACATGGACACATGGGTAGTCCATGACTGTGCGGAAGTAGTAACGCCGGTACTGGTAAGAGCGACGCTCACCATCTCATTGTCAAGGTCTGCCATGACATTCGACTCCCCGTCCTTACTCCAACGGTGCACAGGGGCCGGAGTGCTCCATTCACTCCATACTCCATCACGCTTCACACGTTTGCACGCCCATTCCACCTGATGGTCGGCATCCACGCCAAGAAAATCATCTGTCCAGCCTTCCGGTATATAATCATCCTGCTGCTTCGAATCCGGCTTGTCAGGGGTAAGGCCGATGATGTTGGTACGGGTGTAGATCCACTCGTAACCTTTGCCGTCCTTACCGTCAGTCCCGTCTTTGACCATGACCATCCACAAACCATTCCGGTATATGTAAGTACAATGGTCAGCCGTATTTCGGTAGCTGTCACCCTCCTTGGGATTGGACGGATGGGATGCGAACTCACCCAAGAAGGTGATACTCTCACCTTTAAGTTCACGACCGTCCAGCAGCATCTCCCAGTCTTCATGCACGGTCCAGTCGGCTGATTTCCCGGCAAGGATATAACCGCCATCCTTTTTCTTTCGATAATTGCCGTTCCTGAACCTTGCAATTTTAATCGGAGGATTGGATGTTTTCACCTTGGAGATAAAAACACAGCCCGCCAAAGTGACCATGGTATTGACCTCGTATGGGGTCTTAGAGGATTCCCAATGACCGCCACCTATTACAGACAGTCCCGGATCACCCTTGTCACCTTTGGCGGCTGATACAAGCCAGTCCGGATTGTTTTCGGATGGCTCGGAAGTAGTGCCCTTGTCATTGACGCACAACCATGTGGAACCGTTATGGGGCACACGGGAATAATACGCATACTTCCTGCCCGGCTCCCAGCTAGGGAAGTCGATAGGAACGCGGACTGTGCTACCGGTAATTTCATCAATTTGAAAAATCAATCCCGTCATGATGATATCCTGCAATACTGCCGAGAACCTGTCGCAGTTGATCCCGTTGATGGTCATACCCTTCTTCTTGCCGAACCAGCTCTTCATCTGTGCCGGCTCCGGGTCCCAGGTGTTGGCATTGTCAACAAGGGTGATGCAGCAGTTACCGTCACGCACGTCTATGATGATATAAGTCTGACGCTCCTTGTCGGTGAAGTTCCCCGTCTGTCCGAGACGCATCTCGTTATGGGGAACGAACTCATATCCGGGACGCGGAACCATCACGAATGTCTTCTCGTCGTAATCTGCGGAAGTGATACGGTACTGTATTTTCCGGAAACCAATAAAGTCACCGGTAGTGACGCTTTTGTCATGCCAGAAGCCTAGGAGGATATCGTCCGGCTTCTGTCCCAGCGGTACACCATCCTCCAGATCAGGGATGACAGTATAGCTGCCGTCACTATTGGCGACAAAGCTTTTTATCTTCAGCCCTCCGCCGGGACTTATAGTATTATATCCTTCAAAATAGGTCTGACGGTTGAAACGAAGTTCTGGTACACTCAGAGAGCTGCGCAGGACCAAAGCCTCCAGCTCGGCACGGGCGTCCTCACCGATGTAACCTCCAGAAACACCGGTAACGAAATCACCGAACTTGGCGTATTTCTTGATGACGGTTCCGCCCAACAGGGATAATAGGAAACCGGTGCGTTCCTCCGTATCCTTGCGCATGAACATGATCAGCGAGCGCAATGCGGAATACACGTTATGGTCTGTTGCAGGGGTGGAGTCGTGGCTTCCGATCACATACACACCGCTGCCACCACCGCCCGTATAGGTCTGTCCCTTCAGGGTAAG